TCAGTGCGATTGTATCGATTATCTGGTCCAGCTCTACCATCGTGCTAGGGCTTGACTGACGGATACCTATCCCTCTCAGCTACCTCACCTTCTCCTCCTTCTTTGCCTTAGAGCGCTTGACCTGTGTCTTAGCGTTCTTGGCAAGTGTGTTTGGTCTCTTGATCTTGAGCTTGCTTAGCATATTAGAAATATTGATTTCTCTGGCCCCGCCACAAAACCACCGCCTCAATTGCACGCCCGACTTGCAATGAGGTCCGCAACGTTTGCGGCATCCACCACGTCACACATCCATGACTCCAACTCATTGGGCCATGGGCCGAGCTTCTGCTTCATGATCTCCCAGGAACTTGCCGCTACATGCACCTCGCGAGGATTTCCCCCTTGGAGCTGGATGCACTGTTCTCTCAGCGTCCTGAGATACTCCCCGATAACTGGGGTGTTACCATCACTCTAGAGCAGTGATTCAACCTTCATCTGGAGGCGGGGTATCTCCAGGTGTTCTGGCACATCTGTGGCAATGACGGTAACCTTGGGAATGAGCCGACATGGGTCGGCCACGGAGTTAGGAGTCCCCCAGTTGAAAAACCTGGCAAGGAACTTGAAGGGCTGACCGGGCTTGGCCACCTCACAGGTGAGCTTGAAACCATGCCTCTCAGCGGCCCTCTCAACGTCCGCCCTAACCCTTTCTGGGGCAAAGATCAGCCCATCATCCCCCCCGAAGAAGCAATAACGCCGTGCGTGGTAATGACCCACCGAATCAAAGGCAGTCATTATGTTTTGAATCGAATTCATTAGGCACGTGTCTGGAGCGCCAGAGCAGCGCGACCAGCCAGAATCACGTCCCGGGATCCCGGCGTAGCGCACATGGTGCGTGCGCTTTAGCAAGAATCCTAGCATGATCTTGTTGTGTGGGAAACACTTCTCATAGATCCTGCGCTCGATATCACGAGCCTCCTCTGTCAATGTCCCGTCAAAGCGAGAGAAGTCAGTCTGGAAACAGACCCACCCCTTCTGCCTGGCGTAGGCGGAGACGT